CTATAAGAGTATCGGCTGATTTTAAAAAATCTATTCCTTTATCAATTTGATCTGGTTTAAATGTATGTACATTATCATCATTATCAATTGCTACAATACACCATATCTTTGTAGCTTTTAAATCATCTGTTTCAATATCAAATACTACTTCCATTTTAATCTCCTAAAAAGGAACATCATCATCAACTGAGTTTAGTAGCTCATTATCATATTCTTCTGATAATCTACCAGTAGTTTTATTATAAACTAAAGCAGTTGCCATACCAACATCTCCTGTATATCTGGATTTTAATATTCTTAATTTAGTTGTACGGGATTCTAAATCATCCTTAGATTGTTGGTTTCTTTCTAATGCAATAACACAATCAGATAATTGTGCAATACTATGTGATCCCCTAAGATGTGATAGATTAACCATGACCCCGTTTTCATGTCCTTTATCACCACTTACTCTTCGTAAATGAGATACTAAAATAATTCCTGCTCCTGTTTCTTCAACAATACTTCTTACTCTAGTCATAATATTATCTATAGATCTACGTTCATCTCCTTCAGTCAGAGAACTAACTAACATTTGTAAGTGATCTATAACAATCCATTTACAATCACAACCTATAATTAAATATCTAAGTTTAGAAAATATTTCATCAATATCGTTTGTTCCAAAATGAGCATGAACAAAAACATTGTCTTCAGAAAAGACCTTTTGATACATTTCTATCAAGGTATCCTCTTTATATTCTTCCCTAATATGATCAATATATAATCTGGCATTAGCTTCAATAGATAGAATACCATCTACAGTACGTTTCCAATCTTCTTCAAGAGCAATAATACCTACGTTATCATTAGTTTTATTAACAAGCCAATGCTCTATTTCTCTGGTTATACTAGACTTTCCTAGTCCTGTACCGCCTGTTAAAGTTACTAGTTCCCCTTGTCTTAATCCATATAATTTTTCATTCAATCCCTTCCAAGGATAAGGAACACTATCTTTCTTTTCCCTGTGTAAAAAATCTTTTTCTTTTTCTGATACCCTTATGATACCACTAGGCGTATAAACTTTAGCATCCCACCAAGAACGTACAAATTTTTCATATTCTTTTTTAATAAGCATTTCATTTGCATCTTTAAATCCTGTAGGAAGTGTAAGAATTTTAGCTTTTCCGGGTTTTAATATACGAGCAACTTTTACAGCAGCCTGTTGTCCTTCTTTATCACTATCAAAACAAATAACAACATTATCAAAACTTTCTATGTATTCTAAATTTTCTTTAATGTTTGTAACTGCGGAAGGTGCGCCATGTTTAATAGAAACAACAGCCCACTTACTACCTAGTAATTCATAAGCAGCCATTGCATCACATTCTCCTTCTGTAATAGTAATATATTTACCACCTTCTTTAAATAAATTTTGTCCAAATAATCCTGTACCAGTAGAAGATCCTTTCCATATAAAATCTTTATCTTTTATAGTTCTAATCTTAGTTGCTGTTAATTCATTATGAATATAATACGGATAGAGATGTTGAGTTATAACTCCTTGACTATTGAAAATACTTTTAACTCTATATTTTTCTGCGGTTTGTTGTGATATATATCTATCTGATAGAGGAGCATATATACCACCATTAATATCTTTAAAGTCCACAACATCACTCCTTATTTCTTCATTAGAATTGTATTTTGAAAAGAATTTTCCACAACTAAAACATTTAGCTGATCCATTTTCGTTAAGGGATAAAGCATCACTACTGTTACATGATGGACAAGGTAAATGATATTCAACAAATTTCAATTTGTTTTTCATTTTTAAATCCTTAAATAAAAAAAGGCTAGGTACGATTAAGCGGTGTACCTAGCCTTAAAAAAATTAATCAGCCGCTTTCTGATTAGACTTATTAACGTCAATCTGAGCATCAGAACAACTCTTTAATAGCTCCTCCAAAGCTGTTCTATGGACTTGTCCTGCAAAAGTTAGAGCTTCATTTATAATTTCTATATTAGCAACCTTTTGAATAATAACATGAACTTTATTTTTTGTATCTATACTATCAATATTATTAGTTTCAAATGTAGTTTCTCCTTCTTTTGTATTAATACTAACAATCATTTAAAACTCCTCACCACCTTCCATAGCTTCAAATTCTTCTCCATCTCCAGTTCTATAAGAGATTAAATCTAGAACTTGCATAGCTTGAAAGTCGAGTCCTTTAAACTTTCCAAAGGAATTGGATACTTCCCATTCATCGTATTGAACTTTAACTTTTGATCCATTCCCAATTAGTACATCAATTTGCTCCTTATTTTTATTATATAACTTGGGTGCATTGCGCGGCCCTTTCTTACCATTAACTTTGCGTTTAATGGTTATAGCCTTTCCAATTTCTTCATCATTTATTTTTAAAGTCTTAACTTTAAATCCACGATTTTCAAAATCAGAAGCTACATTCTCATCCACTACTAGATCCACAGAATACACAGGTTCAAATCGTGTATTAGGTGTTGTTACGCTAGCCCAATAAGCTAGTCCTTCTTGAATTGCCATATTAAATCTCCTTATTAGCTGAATGTTTTGCCATGTTGCATGGTACCACATGGCGGGTAGTCGTGTCAAGCGATTGTCTCTTTTAATTTATAGCTCCTTATTCATAATAACTCCTTAGTCAATTTTTTTCCAAGTATCTTTTTTAGTAAAACAATATCGGAAGTAACCTTCCTCAGTTTTATATACAAATTGCGATGATAGAACATCCACAACTATACCTTCCGTAATTCTCTCAAACTCAGGTTCATCATGGATGATTCTATCACCGACTTTAGGTTGTTTCATAGACTCTTCTCACTATATTATTAAATATACGTCTTATATAATATCCTCTAAGAAAAGATACACTAACTACTATAGCACCCATCTTAGCATTTTCATGTAATTGTATATTATATCCTAAACTATGTAATAATAAATGTATTAATAATAAATTTATTAGATAACCTACAACTACATTAGTTATACTTTCCATTATATGTAAATATCTGGCTCTAATTTTCACGTTTAAAATCCTCTGCGATAGCTAGTCCTATATTATGTACTATTTGAGGCACTACTGAATTACCTAATCCTCTAAGTCTGTCCACCCTATTGGAAACCCCATTAACCACTCTACCCACTTTGGGTTCAACTGACCAGTTACTTTCTGTCTTCCACCCTCTAAATCTATTACTATCGTTGTTAAAGATTTTTGAGTTCCCTTTTTCATTGTATCCCTTCGTTGATAACCTAATCTTCCTTCGTGTGCTGCTGGAGTAGGCCACACAAAATAACCTGTCTCTTTTATGGGGAGCTTGGACGCTGCAAGCTGGAATACTAAACGACTGTGTGGAGTACATTTTATTTTCCAGGTCATTACATAGTTCATCGAGTGCCACATTGATGTAGTTAGCAACATTTTCGATAAGGATATAAGTTGGTTCTTTTTGTTTAATGATTTCAAACAAGTACGGCCAGAGGTATCTGTCATCTTTTTTTCCTTTTTTATTTCCTGAATTTGAGAAAGATTGACAGGGTATTCCTGCACTGATGATGTCGAATTCTGGAAGATTGTTAATTGCTTCTTCATCTCTACTTATCTCCTTTAAATCTGTATAAATAGGAACATCGGGCCAGTGTTTATTTAAAACTTTCTGACAGTAAGCATCTATCTCACAAAAGCCAACAGTTTTAAACTGACCCGTAGTTTCTAATCCTAAACTAAAGCCCCCTATTCCTGCGCAAACATCGAATAGTTTTAACATAATTTAAGCAGCCCAAGCTAACTCTTTAAACACACTACGAACTGTATCTTGTCGCTTGACTTTGATAGCCGCAATGTTTTTCTGAGCAGTAGACTTAGTGGCTGGAGTATGAGTAGCCCAATGGGTTACAGCGTTATAGACTGCCCATAAGTTACTACCAAGAGCTTTCCTTTCGTTAGCTCTATAGTGATCCCAAAGCCTAATCAAAGTCTTGTTACGATATATCTCAGGCTCTTGCAATAAGTCTATTGGATTTGCAGTATCAAAACTACCGAGAGCTTTACAATTAGCAACCTTACCAAAGATATTAAAAGCCTCAGCCTCAGAGACATCAGTTTGTTGCCACTCTTTCCAACGATCTACTTCATTGGCATAGACCTCAACAGCATTAGATAATTTCCTAGCTGCATGGGCCATGTTAAGACCACGAGTATGCTTAGATTTAAACATCGCAAAGTCCTCAAGAAACACTTGACCATTGGTACATATCATACGAACTGATCCTACATCAACATGGAAACACCAGCTACCATCAAAGGAATTCCTAGCTGATATCTGAAGTGCTGATGGATCACCCTTGCTAGTCTCAATAGTATGCGCTGGAAGGCTATAAATTGCATAAGCCCTAGCACCACCATGACTAACACTGATCGTCCTTTTAACGCCTTCTAAGTCAAGCTCAGAGCCAGCTATGATACGCTCTACTGTCCTGAAAGCATCAGGATGTTGGGCTATCTGATAGCTGTCACTCACAACACCCAAGCTATTTTGAGTATCATCTCTAACTAAAGCTAGCTTATTAGGTATTCTATTAAGTTCCTCATCTGCTTGAAAGAATACAGGTCTGGTATAAACATTGAAGTCAGCCTTACCATAGTCTCCCAAGTCATTCAATACTTCCTGTCTCGGATTTAAAGATAATACGTTACTCATAAGTTCCTCCCTTTCTAACATTATTAATACAAGTTATATCAAAACCATCAATAAATTCTATTCTAGAATCTTCATATTTAAAATCCATTTGCTTTACTATATCATAAACTTCATCAACTGTATAGTTATTATTACAAGACACAGTTACTAGCATTTTAATTTCCGTACCATTGCTCATACTTCCAATTCGCAATGGTTCGTATTCGATATCTTCTAAGTCATTACTCATCCTTGTTCTCCGTAACTAAATAATTACCATCATCATCTATTGGATTCAATAGTTCTAACCTCCTAACTCTCTTCTGAAGTATAACTATCCTATTTTCAAAACTTTCAAATAATTGTCTACGTTCCATCATATCTAAATAACCTGATGAATTTAAATAATCATCTACTTCATCTTTAACAATATGTTTTACACTGTCTTCTAAACTACTCATCTTAGTTTTCCTCCAGCTGTTTAAGTCTTTTTATATTCCATTTCTTTTCGTTTTCTCGTTTACGTATTTCATGCGCAATTTGAAAATTCTCAAAAGGTTCTTGTTTATGAGGCTCATTTTTAGTTACAACATCTGTTATATTAAGAAGTTCTCTATAGTTATCTCTCATTTTTTTGGATGAAAACCTTAATATTGCAGTTATAAGTTCATGTACATGGTTTCCTTTTAATTCTATTGAACCTTCATATCCTGTTATACTTATCCAATCCGTATATTGCGTACCATCTATACCTACTTGTACAACTAAGTCTTGTCGACCTTGCATTTCTAATACTTGTCCTTTACTATGTACTCTCGTTACCATTGTATAGTTCTCCTTTAGTATAATTCGCAAGCCAATCTTTATAATGTTTTTCATATACTTGTATCATAATTTCATCTGCTATACCTAGTACCTCTTTCTGGTATTTATAATATGCGTATGTTTCAATCTCTCTTGCTTCGCCCGTTGTAGTTTGTCCTCCACAATTATTACAAGTGTGTACAGGTAAAACCATTTCAATATTATAAGCATCCTCACCAGTACCATATGTTCTTATAGTCTTTTCATTAGTAATCGTAAATTCATTGCTATTATAACAATCACTACAAGTATGTTCTAACATATTTAATCTCCTTTAATGAATTGGATAAGCTATCAATGGAATATCTTTATTCCAACAAGCCCTACAAGTACCACACTTTCCATCCCTACTGTAAGCCTTACATACAAACGCATCTGTTTTAAAATAAGGATCAGGTATAATAGTAGAGCCATGTAAGCCTTTCGTATACTCACCTTGGATACTATCAGAACTAAACCGAACCATGACGTTAGGTAAAGCCTTGAGTTTCTTAAAGATTTCATTGAACTTAGAAAACTTATAAGCCCTAGATGGTATCCAATGTGAACAGTGTGGTGTTAATTTACATACTTGATATATCTTTTCACCTAGCGGTACTGTATAAATATCACCACCATCAAACCATCTAAATAAATTAAAGATATTTAAATAGTTTACCATATCAGAAACCCAAGCATCACGCTTCCAATCCTGTTTATTATATTGTCTAGCATTTATAGTAGGCTTCATTCTATAAAAGTTTTTCCTAGCGTAGCATATCTCACAAGCATCTACAATCGTACCGTTCTTATTTCTAGCACCAGCACAAGTAGTAAGAGCTTCTAAACTCCATGAAGGACAAGGCATCTTAGATGTCTTGGATATTTTAAGTTTGGTTTTCATGTGCATAAATCCATAGTACAAATAGGCTCCTCT